TCTATTTGTGTCAGAAAAGTTCGTTTCTGTCGTCCAGGTGGAGTGTGTGCACTTATTTTTTGAAGTTGGGTGTTGTTAGTTGGGTGTTGGAGCTTGGAGAGCTTTTTAGGAGAGCTTTAGCGGGTTTTGAGCAGAGTTGGGTGGAATTGGAGGGAATTGGGTGGCTTTTTGTGGCGTATGTACGGAAAAGAAAAAAGGAGCACCAGTGATTGGAGCTCCTTTGTTTTATTTGCTGTTTTGCTTGCTATGGCGTGCTTGCTATAGCGTGCTTGTGTGTGTACCGCCTCCGTACTCTGCAGTGTACTGTGTTCCTGTTTTGATTAGGTTTAGGGTGGTTTGGTGGAAAAATATTTAGCTCCTGATGATAGCTGTTTAAAAAAATATACTTATATTTGTATAATCTTAAAAACAACAAAGCGATGGCAAAGAAAACAATAGGAGGGAAAATATACGCTACCTTCACAATTGATGAAACAATTAAAAAGCAGTTTAATCTAGCTTGCATAAGTTTAGGTTTAAATATGTCTGAAACAGTAGAAGCTATGATGCAAAACTTTCTTGATATAAGCAAAGAAAGCGTAGATAAATCTAATGAGCGATTTAAAGACGCTTCAGAAATAGAAGTTATTGACGAAACAAGATTAAAGTTTGACTAATGGATGGAGAGGCACTTAAAGACCTGCTAAAACAAGCGGCAAGCGAAGCTGTACCTAAAGATAAAACTGAAGAAGAAGTTTATAACGAAGGTCAAATGGAAAAAGCTTTACAAATAGTAGAGGCTGGTAAAGATGGATGGAATGTGATTTCAGCTAGAATGGAAGGTGATTTTGCTGAAAGATTCTTAAAAGAAATGGAAGGATTAAGTGGGAGAGAGTTTGTAAGAACTTATATGAAAATGCTAGAATACTTTAAACCAAAGATAGTTAGAGTAGAAAATGCTCCTAGAGAAGAAGAGGAAAGAGTAATAAAAATAGAGATATTTAATTCAGCTCCTGTAATAGAGGAAAAAACAATAGATATAGAACATAAAGAAGAATAACTATGATACAAGAAAAAAGTTGGAATCAATTCAGTCAAACTGGATTGTTATTGGTAATAAACCAAGTATTACATATATTTGGATGGGCTATTGTTGTTAGAACAGATGAGAATGGAACCACAGCGTTTCCTGCTAGAGTTAAATTTAGAGGATTTGATAACGAATCAGTTAGTGAAAATTATATTAAACTAGCTGAATACATGGATGAAAATTCAAAAGAATTATTAAAAGAAGCAAAAGAGGAATAATATGGCAGCACAATCAGAAGCAGCATTCCAGCAAGAATGTAGGATATCTTTTCATAATAAGTATCCACATTTAAGAAAATTATTATTTCATGTAAGAAATAATTCAAAAGATAAGCGCGAAGGCGCTTATTGGAAAGAATTAGGAGTAGTAGCCGGTGTATCTGATTTTATATTTTTATTTGCCGGGAGATGCTGGTGTATAGAATTAAAAACACCTACCGGTTATCAGTCACCAGACCAAATAGAATGGCAATTAAGAGTAGAGCAGCAAAGCATATTTTATCAAACAGTAAATTCAATAGAAAAATTTGATAAATTAATTAACGACATAGTAACTGGAAAAATTTATGAAAAATAATAGGAAAAACAAAAAGCTAAGTTTTATAAGAATTAAAAACTTATTAAGGACTGGTAAGCGAAAATTTTATTGTACTCAAAAAGTAAATAATGAATTTGACGGCTTTGATACAAATGTATTGATTGAATTAGCTAAAAAATCGTTATTTAAAGAATATAAGTTATCTTTACCGTTGTATAAAGTTGATTTAGGATTAGAAGGAGACGACTTTATTAAAGATATGGTTACATATAGAGTTATATTATATTTAAAATAAAATTATGAACAATCTTAAAGTATCAGATACTTTTAAGCTAACATACGATGCTTTTCATACAAAAGGTATAAGACAACTTGTGTCAATGGGTGGGTCTCGTAGCTCTAAAAGCTATTCTATATTGCAAATGTTAATGCTTGAATTAATATCAAGAAAAAACATTAAAATAACAGTTTGGAGAAGTACTAAAGTAGTATGTAGAGCAACTGTGCTTGAAGATTTCCAGAATATAATTATGTTTGATGAAAAAATTTATAAAGAATTTAAAGAAAACAAGCAACACGGGACTTTTACTTACATGCCTACCGGCTCTAGAATAGTATTTGAAGGAGCTGACAACATAGGCAAAGTTTTAGGAGGAGCGCAGCATATAAGTTTCTTTAATGAGGTTACTGAATTTTCAAGGGATGTTTATTTGCAAATCACACAACGTACATCAGACAGGGTAATAACTGATTACAATCCGTCTAAAGACTTTTGGATGGAAAAATATAGACATGACGCTGGAACTATATTTATAAGAACAAATTTTTCTCACAATGCTTTTTGTCCTCCAAACATTGTAACACAACTTAAGTCATATGAGCCATGGGAGCCAGGCTCTTATGAGGTTGTTGACTCTGAGGTACATTATAAAGGTAAACCTATAACGCCTACAAACCAACCGCCTCCGCATATTATGAATGTTAAACAAGGAACAGCGTCTGTTTTTATGTGGCTTGTTTACGGCTTAGGATTAGGCTCTGAAAAACCAAATAAAATATATCATGGATGGAGAAAAATAACACAAGAGTATTTTGATAGCCTTCCGTATGTAGATTATTTTGGTATAGATTTCGGAACAGCTAACCCTACGGCTTGTTCTCATATAAAATACGATGGAAACGGAGGTATGTATATTTGTAAAAGATTATATAAGCCATTAGGTGAAATAGACGATTCGCTTGCTACAGTAATAAAAACACAGGTTCCGCAACTTAAAAAAGGTAAAAACTATATAATATGCGATTCAGCAAAACAAAAATATATAGATATTCTTAAAAATGAAGGATATTTAGCAATGGGAGCAATAAAAGGAGCTGGTTCTATAGAGGCAGGCATCTCAATTGTTCAATCTTTTACAATATATTATGTAGCCTCAGAAGAACTTGAAAAAGAATATTCTAATTATTCTTGGCAATTAGATAGATATGGAAAACCTACAGACGTACCCATTAAGCTGGATGACCACTTAATGGACTCCATACGCTATATTATTACATTCTTATATGACTTTTTAAGAATAAAAATTTAATCAATATATATTGGTACCCGCATGCGCTCATGTTGCCTGCGAAGTATACGAAAAAAAAACGTAATAAAAAAATTTTTTTTCATTTATTTTTTTACTAAATTTGTTTAAAATTTAGTAACAACATGAATTTCAAAATGCCAAGTTTTAAGAACCTGTTCTGGGAACGAAATAAATCCGGGCAGAATTTTTATACAGAAATGTCTGAAAATGAAAAATGGGGCATTACTGGTAGTAATTTGGAAATAGCACAAAATCACCCAATATTGACACCAGCATTGTTGTTCGTTTCTAAATTGTTTTCACAAGCTAGTTTTAGTGTTAAAAATATTAAAACAGGAGAATTACTTGAAGAGCATCCTTTGTTAGATATATTAGGCGGACCTAATTTTTTTCAAACAAAGACAGACTTGCTTGAAAGCTTGATGTTTATGCAGATAGCAAATGGAGTAGGTGTAATATGGAAAAGAACCGTGATTGGTTTTCCTAATGATGTAGAATCAATGTATTTGCTTGATTATGATTTAATAGAATGGCCAGAAGAGTTTAAAACGCCTTTATCTGCATTAAACAACAATAACAAATTAAAAGATACAGTTGTAAGATACGATAAAGACGGCGAAAATCATCAAATAAAATTAAGTGAATTAATGTTTTTTTATGATTGTCCAAACGGTTTAAAATCAAAAAACATATATAAAAATTCATCTAGGTTAGACGGTTTAAGACAAACGCTTATAAACACAGTTGATAGCTTAGTAGCTAAAAACATTATATTGAAAACAAACGGCAAAGAAATGCTGTCTGGTTCAAAAGAAGGTTTTCCTCTTGATAACGAAGAAAAACAAGATGCGCAAAGACTGTTTAATGTAAAATACGGTTTATCTAAAACAAGAAGCCGTTCATTAATAACTAAAGCAAATGTTACTTGGCAATCATTGCATATTGCTCTTAGAGACTTGGGTTTAGATGAATCTGTAAAAGTTGACGGAAATATAATTTTCACAGCATTACATATTCCTAAAGATATATTATCGTTGGAAGCGAAGAAAACAACGTATAATAATTACAAGGAATCAATGGTTTCTTACATTCAAAACGAGCAACAGTCAAGTTTAGATTATTTTTGTGAAGTCGTAAATAAAAGCATTAAATATAAGGGCTTTAAATTGGTTGGTACATTTGACCATTTACCAGTAATGCAGTTTATAAAAAAACAAAAATACGAATCAGCTGAATTACAAGGTAAAGCCTTAAAAGCATTATTAGACTCTGGTGTACCAGAAGAAATAGCGTTAGTTTTAGTTGACCTGCCTAAAAACACAAAGTTATCAAAACCGGTTGTTCAACAAACACCTGCAACAAATGAAACCTTGTAAAACCTGTGGAGACCGCTGGAAAGAAATTTTAATTAAGCAACAATTAAATCAAAATACAATGAAAAATTCAAAAGAAGAAAAAGACGAAACTGCAGCTGTAGCAGTTACTGAAGCAATCAGTAAAAAACCAAATATTGAAAAAATAATCGAAGACAGAAGAAAATCTGTTTCTGAAGGTAAACAAGTTAACAAGTAATATCATGCTAAAGCTGCCTGAATTTAAAACTAAACAAGAGTTATATGCTTTTCTTGTAGAGAACAAGGAATCATTAATAGCTCAGAAGTGCTCTACAATAAAAGAAGCTGATGGTTTTGGATGTCATTCTATTCTAATTAAAGATGGTTTGATAGGAAAGGCTGCTCCTAGTATTGTTGACGCTGAAGAAATTAGAGTTAAAGTTGTAATAAATACAACAAACATAATGGATTCACATGATGATGTACACATTAAAGAATTGTGGAATAAATCATTGAAAGAAAACAAACGTATGATGCATGTGCAAGAGCATAAGTCAAACCAGTTTGATAAAATAATTTCAAGTGGTGAAGATTTAAAAGCATACGTAAAAGATATGTCTTGGAAAGAGCTTGGATACAATGCCGACGGCGAAACTCAGGCGTTAATTTTTGATTCATTGATTAAACGTTCGCGTAACGAATATATGTTTAATCAATACAAGTCAGGATATGTTGATAATCATTCTGTAGGTATGCAATACGTTAAGCTAGATATAGCTATAAACGACAAAGAATACGAAAAAGAAAGAGATTACTTCGAAAAATACATTGAAACAATTGTTAATAAACAAAAAGCAATTGACAAAGGTTATTTCTGGGTAGTTACAGAAGCAAAAGTTATAGAAGGTTCAGCTGTTCCAAATGGCTCTAATCCAGTTACTCCTACTATTTCTACTGAAGAACAAAAAGCATACAATCCTAAAGAATTAGCTATTAAAGCGTTTTTAGGAATAAATTAGTTAAATAGCCGCGAAAGCACTATCTATATATGATTAAGCCGCGAAAGCACTTATTCTGAGTACAAACAAAAAATATAAACAAAAACAACTTATCAAAATGGATAAAGAGTTATTAGAGGCTTTGGAAGCAAAATTCAAAGGCTTACAAAAAGAATTGCAAGATGCGCAAGCTCTTAATGCTAGTAAGGAAGAAATTCTTGCGCTACACGAAGCGATCAAAGCACAGGGTACTGCTTTGCAGGATTTCCTTGAAGCTCAAAACAAAGCGTTGAAACAGACGTATGGCGAACAATTGGTAACTTTCCTTGCTGAAAACAAAGAAAAGTTAGAACAAATTGTTAAAGCCGGTTCAGGGGTTATTGAGTTCATTCCCAAAGCAGTTGGAGCAATCACAACAGCAAGCGGCGGTGACGGAGTTATTGTTCCTCCAAAAAACATCAACACCAACTTAGGCGGTTTCAATTTCAGAAATGATGATTCGCTTATTGGGTTGGCAACCGTTACTAATACCAACTCAGCAGCTTATGCTTATACTGAAATGGTGCCAAAAGATGGTAACTATGCTTTTGTAGCAGAAGGCACTGCAAAACCACAATCTGATTTTACTTGGCAAAACAGATACGCTACGCCTTACAAAATTGCGGCTTACAAAGTATTGACCGAAGAGGTTGTTACTGATATTCCAAGAATGGAATCAACAGCACGTGAGTATTTGTTCAAAAAACACAATTTATTCAAAGCTAACGCTATTTACTTCTCCGCTGCATCAGCTACAACTCCAACTGGAGCAACTGTTTATGGAAGAGATTTTGTACCAGGCGCAATGGCAGAGAAAGTTGAAGCTCCTAATTTTATGGACACTGTTAATGCCTGTATTACAGACATTTACACTACTCACAACTATGTTGACGAGTCTCCATACGAAGCAAACATTTGTTTGATTAATCCAATTGATTTCTTTATTGAATTGGTTTCTGCAAAAGATAAAAATGGTTTGCCATTGTATCCACAAGCAGGATTGTTCAATACTGTTACAATCGGAGGGGTTACAATCAAGCCTTGGGAAAAAATTGTTGTCGGTAAAATTTTCGTAGCCGATATGAAAAGATACAACGTTGCAAATTACGTTCCTTTCTCAATCAGAATTGGATGGATTAATGACCAGTTCATTACCAATCAATTCACAATGCTTGGAGAAAGTAGATTTTATGCTTACGTTGAAAAACTTGACGAACAAGCTTTCATCTACGACACAATCGCAGCAATCAAAACAGCGATTGCTATTCCAGTAGTAACTCCTTAATTAAAAAACCAAAGCATTTAAGATGATACTTAAAAATTCATATTTCATAGACGAGATTTTCATCCCTCACGCTAAATCATCTATAACAGATGATGTTACAGCAGTGAGCCAAGATTTGATTAGCTTTATGGGATTATACGAAGAAGAGTGTCTTATTAAATGCTTTGGTTATCCTTTGTATAAACAATTCAAAGACAACCTTGACGACACTAAGCCTAATGGCTTAAAAGATGACGCAGATGAAAAATGGGACTGGTTACTAAATGGCAAGGAATATAATATGCCAAATGGTAAGCCAACTAGATGGAGGGGATTAAGATGGAAAAATGGCAGCGAGTATAACAAAAGTTTAATAGCTGATTATGTTTATTATAATTATGAGAAATCTGATGATGATGACAGAGTAGGAGTTGGCAATGTTAAGCAAGAAGCCGCTAATGCCAAAATAGTAAGTAAAACGCCTAAGGTTATAGCTGCTTGGAGAAGATTCTTCGAAGCTGTTGTTGGTGGATGTGAACAACCTAATTACGTTTCAAATTCTTTTGGTAACGGTATAGATTGGTTTGGTTCTAATCCAGAAAAGCCTTTGAATGTTTTCATTCGTGAAATGAATGATGTAGATAAAACTACATACGAAGATTTTACACCATTTCCATTTAAAAACGCAAATCAATTCGGATTCTAATGGTAAATAAAGACACTATAATTGTTGAAGATAGATTCGGTGAAATATTCGAATATCTTCCGCTTATGAAAAATTCAAAAAATGTTGAGTTTAAACCTGTATTTATGTACGGCGACAACAAACAGCTAATTGATTTTTTAAAGCAAAACAGTAAAGGAATAAGTGTTTACCCTTTGATTTGGCTTGTATACCCATATTCAGAATCACATTTAAGAAACAGGGTTGAATTAAGAGGAGTTACTTTGGTACTAGCAGTAGAGACAAATTCAGTAATGCTTAATGCTCAAAGAATGGAAGAGACTTACAAAAAAATTCTTTTACCATTATTTAACAACATTAAAAAATCTTTCATGTTAGCAAATATTGTTTCGATGGAAGATAAATATGATATTGTTAAATTTCCTAACTACAGCGATGAAAAAGGAGATTCAGAGGCAAATAAAGTACCATACGTATGGGATGCTATTAAAATAACATTCGATATGAATATTACAGGAAATTGTTTAAAACCAATAATATTTTAAATTTAACAATTAAAAAAATAAGACATGAGCACATTAATGCAAATAGCTAACAAAAATGTAGACTGCGGTGAGGTTGGAGCGGATACAGGTTTCTTAGGCTGCCAAATTGAATTTGGTACTCCATTGCACGCAATTGGATTCAAAAAAGGAAGTATAATTCCTAAAGAAACAATTTTTGACAAAGTGTTTTTAGACACTATGGTCCAAATTGGAACAGCTACACCTATGATTGATGCAGATTCATTTGAGGAAACTTCTTCTGAAGACTCAATGAATACAAATTCAAGAGGAGTAGATAGGCTTTCTGTTCTTGGTTTGCCTAAGTATAATTTTACTTACCAGCAAGGACACGAGTTCTATAGAGAGCTTGCAAAAATAACATCGTTTAAGAAACTAGATTTCATATTCGGTGACGATCAAGGAAACTGGAAATTAGCTGTAAATTCAAGCGGTGATTTTACTGGATTTTCTGCTGGTCAGGTTTTAGCTAAAATGACTAAAACAAAAGTTCAAGGAGGAGACCCTGAATCAAAAACAGTGGTGATTCAAATGCTTGACAGAGAGCAATGGGACAAAAACTACGCTATTTTAGAAAGAAGCTTATTGGATTTTTCACCACAAGAAATAGGCGGAGCAAATGGTGTTGAAATCACGTTAGCCCCTGTAGCGGCAGCTGCTACATCTATAAGTTTTTCTGCTGTATTGAAATCAGACAGAGCAACTCCTGTAGGTGGATGGGATGAAACAAACGTTTCTTTAACAGCTGATGGTGTAGAGGTAGCTATCTCAGCCTTAACAGAAGGTAACGACGGTGAATACGTTGGAACAATCGCAGCTCAAACAGCTGGTAAAAAACTGTTATTAACTACTTATGATTCAACAACAAATACAGTTAGAATTCTAGCTGAAGGTGTTGTTTACTCAGGGTATTCAAACATTGTGACAGTTACTGTTTAAAATAAATTATAGCTCCTTTGTAACATAAGGAGCTATCTTTTTTGAAGTTGGGTTGTGTGTAAATAAATAGATATGACTTTAGAAAATTACATAAAAAACCTAACAGAGTTTAATTCAAGTCTACCTAAAAATGTTGATGAGATTATAATGAAAAACAAGCAATTCATTGTAGGAATGTTAAAGCAAAGGCTTTATACTTATGGCACAGACGGAAACTACGATTTAATTGGAAACTACTCAAAAAACACTACAGCTTTAAAAAAAGCTAATAATCAAAAAGCTGATTTTATAACATTAAGAGATTCAGGTAGATGGTATGCTGGAATGTATATTGATTCTACTAACGGAGGATACTTAATAGATTCTACAGATTGGAAGACTGGTTTATTAATAGAGGTTTATGGACCAGCTATTTTAGAATTAACTTTCAAGCAACAAACCGATATAATACAAAACATTATTGAACCTGAGTTGCAAAAATATTTGGATAGCTTAACCGGAGACATAACAATAGACCTTTGAAAACTATCTACAACCACCCAACTTCAAAATATTAACTACTTTATTAAAATCCGAGTGATTTTAAACACTTTTAAAGAGTTAAAAAAATAAAAGAATATAAATACACTAATTTATATTTTGATTGTCAGAAAAGTTCGTTTCTGTCAATTCTGGAAGGCTTTAGCAACAGTTATTATTTAATTAAAAATAGACAACATGGTATTCCATAAAACATGCAGAACTTTACCTATATATAATTTTAATGAAATATTATTAAGTAAAGATTTGAGATTTTTAATTAAAGGATTCGATGAAGATGTTCAAGAAGATTTAGAATTATCAAGTACTGAATTAATATCAGCACACGATATATATAAATCAATCATTTACGAATATGCTGAACTAACTGCGAACAACTCTATAATATCCAAATACAAATCAGAATTTTTAATTAATTCGCATATGTTTAGATATGAACAAGCAGTAAACATACTTGATTTGTATTCAAAATATAAAGATATTAAATTGCTTAATATATTGAATAGATTAGAAATTAGATTTAAAGAAGACGAGGATGTAAACGAACAAATTTCCAAGATAACAAAAAAACTTAGAGGTCTAAAAACAAATGTAGATGTTTTAAAAATAAAGCATTCTAATAAATTTGAAAAAGATTTAAAAGTTGGAGAAGAAAAAATTGAACATGTAGATAGACTTGATTCAGAAGCTATAGCTTTAGAGTTAAATTTAAAGTTAGGATATAGTTTAAATACTAAAAAAATATCCGTGTCTAGATGGGTTACAATGTGGAATATATCAAATAAAATAAAGTCTAAAGATAATGGCAAAGGCTAAAATAAATACTGAAGATGCTGTAAAAGAAGTTAATGCACTTATAGATGTATTTAACAATCTTGTTTCTACTACAAATAAAGTGGGAGGCGCTAGCGCTGCTAATTTTAGAAAAGTAGAAACAGGTTTAGCTGCTTTAAAAAATGTTTCAGCTCAAACGGACGCAGCGTTTAAAGACTTAGAAAATAGATATAAAAATATGTCTACTTCTCAAAAAAATTATATTACACAAACTAAAAACCTTAAAGAACAGACCAAAGAGTTAAATGCTCAAATAGTAAAACAACAATTAGAGCTTGAAAAATTAAACGAAAAACAAAAGAAAACTACTAACGGATTTATGCAAATGTTTAATAGCGCTAAAGCGTTAATAGGGGCATTTGGTATAATATCAGGTTTTCAATTGTTTGCAGCTATAATTAAAAATGCTTACGATTTAACAAAGCAATTTAATTCACTTAGTTTTACATTAGAAAAAATAACTCAAGACTCTTTTGATGCAGCAGCTTCTCAAAGGTTTATGCTTGAAATGACACAAGCATTTGGAGTTGAGTTAGTAACTACTACTCAAAGGTGGATTAAGTTTTTAGCAGCGTCAAAACAATCTGGCGTAACATTAAAAGATACTGAAGATATATTTCGTTCTGTTACAAAAGCAGCGTCTGTTTTAGGATTGCAAACAGAAGAATTAAATAGCGTTTATTTAGCTTTAGAACAAATGATGTCTAAAGGTAAAGTTACTACAGAGGAATTAAGAAGACAGTTAGGAGAAAGATTACCTGGAGCTGTAGGTATAATGGCAAATGCAGTAGGAGTAAGTGTTAGTCAATTAGACAAAATGCTTAAAAACGGTGAATTACTTTCAGCAGAAGTTTTACCTAAGTTTGCTAGAGCTTTAGAGCAAGCTTATGGTATAGAAACAGTTGAAAGCGTAGATACTATAACAGCAGCTCAAAACAGATTAACTAACACTTGGGAAATATTTGTTAAAAGCGTAACTGAAGGAAGTTCTGTTATATCTCAAACATTTAATGGATTAAGTAAGATATTTTCAAAAGTATTGGTTGCTTTCATGAGTGAAGACCAAAAAGTGCAATACAATATAATACAGGCTCAAAAGGATTTTCAAGATCAATATCAAGCTCAAGCAGAGAACGGCTACAATAGCGTAGTAGATTCGCACAAAAAAATGTGGTATCTTAGAAACGCTATAGAACAAACTCAAAGCCAAATATTATTAGCTAAATCAGACGGGTCAAATGCTGAAAGAAAAATTAAGTTATTTAAACAACTTGATGAATACAGAGCTCAATTAGCTCACGGTAATGATTTAATATTAAACATACAAAAAAATCAAGCTCAAAAAGATATAGCTATAGCTCAAAATGAATACGAAGAAAAGAAAATAATATACGAAAAAGCTAAAAAATTATTTGAAGACATACCTTGGTGGAAAACTCAGCGTGGAGAAAGAGGTAAAATGGAACAAGCTGCGAAAGAGTACGCTGCGGCTACAGGTAAATTAGAATACTTAAGAAAACTTACAGAGGTTAGTAGAGTGTCTAATTATGTTAAAGATGATAAAAAACCAAAAGCTATTCAAAGCTTTGAATTAAAAGATATTAATGACTTAAATAACGAAGTTAAAATAGCATCTCTTAATTCTAGAAAAGAAATGAATGATGCTTTAATAGCTGACGACAAAAATACATGGGCTGAAAAATTATCTATGATTACAGATAATACTTCAATTGAGTTAGATATAGCTAAAATACAACAAGATGAAGCATTAGCTAAAGCTAAAAAATATCATGACGATCAATTACATGATTTAAACAAAGCTATAAAAGATGGTAAAAAAATAATTGGTGATAAAGCAAAGTGGGAAGCTGAATTAGAAGACAATTTAAATGACGCGAAAACATTAGCTCAAGCTGATTATGATAAAAAAGCAATTAATGCTAAAAAGAAAAACTTAGAGGAAACTTTAAAAATATCTAAATTAATGGAAGAGGAAGAAATTTCTATTTCTAACGATTTATATAATCAACAAATAATAGCTGCTAAAGCCAACTATAATGCTTCTAAGAAAACAAAAGAAGATAAGGAAAAACTTGAAAAAGAATTAACAAGAATATCTATAGAAGAGGCAAATGCTAGAATAGATATATTAATAAAAAATACAGAAGCTTTAATTGCTGTAGGTGATTTAACAGAGCAAGAAATAGATGTATTACAAAGAAAAATAAACGAGTTAAAAGCGTCTATGAAAGAACTCATCCCTACTGATGATATTAAAGACAATTTTGATAAGTTTAAAAACATAATGGAAATGATTTCTGATTATGTTGATGCTTTAGCTAATTTAGGAGATGCTGTTTTTGATAGAAAAATAGAAAACATAAATGCTGAAATAGAAGCTGAAAAAAATAAATACGATACATTAATAGATTTAGCTAAGGGCAATCAAGACGAACAAGATAGATTAGCTGCTGAAAAAGAAATAAGAATAAAAGCGTTAGAAAGAGAAAGACTTAGGCAAGAGCAAAGAAAAGCAAAATTTGACAAAGCCGCTGCTGTAATACAAATAGGTATAAATACAGCTGTTGCTGCATCTAAGACCGTGGCTGAGTTTCCTTTGACAGGAGGTATGCCGTGGTTAGCGTGGGTAATTGCTTTAGGAGCAATACAAGAAGCAGCTGTATTAGCTAAACCGATCCCGCAATACAAAGACGGTCTTGATAATGCCAGCGAAGACCATATAGCTATGATTAACGATGGAGGCGTAAAAGAATTTGTAGAGAGAGACGGAAAAATACTTACAACAGAAAATAAAAACGCTATTGTTCAACTTAAAAAAGGAGATACTGTTCATAAAAATTACGATGATATGATATCATCAAGTGATATTTTTAAAGACATATCAAGAGCTACAATGCTTACCTCTTTAGCTAATAAAAACGGCGATTTAAATACAAGAAGACTTGAAGAAATTTTTGATAGTAATTTTAAAAACCTAAACAAGGATTTAAAAAACGGAATAAAAAGCGGTTTTAAAAATGTTTCAATGCATACACATGTTACTTATGACATGAATTGGTTAAACTACAAAAACGATACTTTGTAATGGGAAATATATATCAATCATATTTTGGAATGTATCGTTACTCATTAAGAGGAGCGCTAGGCATATTACAAATATCTCAACCAATAGGATGGGATTCAGATAACAAGGTTTTTAAAAGAAGCAAAGATACACACGGTGTTTTTATAAACCTATCAAACAATCTTGAATTTTATGTTGGTGATGAAGAAAATGATGGGGGTTACGATTATTTAAAAAACACTTACGATATTTATGGTATAAACGCTGTTGTGTTACTTGTTAAAGAAGAAGACGTAAGCGGTAAATGGATTGAAGTTTATAGAGGGTTTTTTGATTTTTCAACTTACATTAGAGATGAGTTCAAAGTTAAAATAATGTTTAATGAAAGCGGTCTTTATGAAAAAATAAAAGCTAGAAATAGAGAAGACCTTGAATTAGACAGATTAACAACTATGGACGGCGATGTTCTTGAGCCTTTGAGAACAGAGATAATGGAGTTGTCTGGCAGAAAAATATTAATAATAGACGAACTTAATAGAACAACAGGTAACGGCGAAAATATTCAAGTAAGCACTGGTTTTGCTAATGTTATATTGCAAAACAAAAGCGATGTATCTGAAGTTCATTTTGCAGCAATAAATAATGATGTAGCGTGTGTTATGCCGTTAACGATGGTTTCTGAGCAAAGCGGAAACGTTCAAACTATATACGATAATAAATTAGACGCTACTAGTTCTGATTATGTAAATGGTTCAACAGGTAACATGTTTTATGCAGACGCTCCTATAGACAATGTTTTAAAATTAGATATAGAAATTGAAATAGCTAGCACAGGAATAAACACGATAGATAGATTAAAAGTTGATTTAGTTAAATTCAATAACGGAGTTAATTATGATTACGTATCTACTACTTCTTTAATAAACGTTAGTCCAGTCGTTTTAAATCAGCATCATATATTTAAAGCTGTTGATTATGAAATAAATATTTTAGAAGGCGAAAGTTTAGCTTTAGTAATAAGAGCTGAAAATTCAGGAGGTATAGAAGATACTATAACTATTTATAAATCAAATTTAATAAATACGGACGAAACTTATTATCCAGCATCACAATCTAAATTTGTTCTACCTTTTGAAGCTTTAGAAAGAATATTGCAAGTAATAACTAACAAAGGAGGTGTTTTAAAATCAAACGCATTAGGTAGAACTGATTTAGGTTATTCGCAAGATGGAGAAGCTTCGTTAACTGGCTTAATGAATGGTTTTTGGGTCAGAGGCTTTAATGAAGATAAAATAACAACATCTTATGATGATTTTATGAATTCATTTAAAGCCGTTTGGCAACTTGGTTACGGTATAGAAAAAATTGGTTTTTCAGAGACTGTACGAGTTGAACATATTTCACATTTTTATCAATACGTCGTTACTTTGAAGTTGGGTGGTAGGCCTAGTAATATAACGCGTGTTTGCGCAAAGGAATATCATTATAGTAGTTTAGAAGTAGGTTATTCAAAACCATCAGGAGCTGTACTATATGAAGAGGTTCTTGGTTTAGATGAGTATAATATTAAAAACAACTATACTACAGCTATAACAAGGATAGAAAACAAAAATCCAATAATATCTACATACAGAGCAGATAGTTATGGCACTGAATTCGCTAGAAGAAAACCAAAAGCTAAGTTTCCTGAAGAAGACACTAGGTATGATTTAGATGTAATGATGAATGACTTAAAGAGAGGCGAGGCTGCTGTATTTTTGCAAAGAAAATGGGCTGACGATTTTGAAGTACCGGTTCCGTTTAATAGATTCACAACAGGTATTTATTCGCCTGAGACAGCTACAAATTTGAGATTTAGTCCTATGAATATTTTAAACCGTTGGGGCTTTTGGATTAAAGGCGGATTTATGAAAAACTTAACTGAATACGTAAGATATTCAAGCAGTAATGGAAACAGTTCCTTAAAAACAAAATCACTAGAAGCCGGAAGTATTGAAACAGCAGAAAATGGAAACGTACTTAATTCTGATTTAGATAAAAACTTATTTAATGCAGATATAATAAGATTTAAGTTCCCGGTAGAAAATAATATGATTAAAACTCTAAACGAAACAACCGTTGTTGACGGAGAGACAATAATGAATTATTACGGACTTATTGAATTTGAAAATGAATACGGAGAATTAGAAACTGGATTCTTGATGTCATTAGAACCCAATGGAGACGGAGATTGGGAATTGTTATCATCAACAAAAAGAATTAACAAATACAATAGTTTTAATTTAGGTAATCAAACTAAAATAGTTCCTCCTAGCAATCTAACTATACAAGGAGTTTAAAATATAAATTATGGTACAGATAATAGATAGTTTAGGTTCAGTGTTGCTTAACTGGAATGAAGCAGACTGTTTAGAAGGTATATCGCATTATAGGGTGTATATGAACGATGAAATATGTAGAAACGTATTTTATAATTCTTTACAAATTGATGACTTACTACAGAATAAAGAATACTCTTTTTATATAGTAGGTGTAACAAATGAAAATAGAATAACAGATAAATCAAATACGGTTACTATAAAATTAGTAAGTGGATTTCAAGTAATAAACCTTAATTTTAACTTAAACACATATATATAATGAGTGCTGAAAAAATAACTTATGAAGATAAGGAAGCTGTAAATCCACCTGGAGAAAGGAGGAATCAAGTCTGGGACGCTGATATGAATCAAATAAAGTCTGTTATGGGTAATCATGCTGACTTAATAGATGATTTAAAAAGAGTTGATTCTATTGATGAGTCTACTGGATTTTCTGTTGTAGACAATGACTTTACAGCAGAGGCTGATTGGAAATGGACAATTGATAATATTCAATATACAAATATTGTTCCTGTTGAAATTAATGATATACCTTATTCAGCATCAGGTAAAAGAAGAATTGATTATATAATACCTAATGATAGTAATTCGTTTGAAAGAGTTTCTGGTATGGAAGTTGATGAGACAGGTTTATTAGCTCCTCCTTCTTTACCTAATAACGGAATTTATATTACTTATTTTATAGTCGATGATAGCTCGGTAGGTTATCCAACATCACCTATAATAGGAGAGCCTTATGTTTCAAAAATAGATAGAGACGGGTGGGATGACAACGTTTCTATAGGTGATAATGTTTTTATTCCAGCTCCAACGTCAAAGCAAGGGTTATTGATAGTTTACAATGCAGGTCTTAATTCATTAGATGGTGTTGATTTTACTAATGTTCAAGCTTCTTACAATGGTAAAGAATATATTATATTTAATAGAACAGGTAGTTCAATAACTTTAAATCACTTTGCTGCAGTAAGTGCTGGGCAAGCCGGTTTTCGCTTACAGAATGAATTACCGTTGATTGTACCTGATAAAGGGCAAGTTGCTTTTAATAATTACAATCATACTGCTTTAACGCAGACTTGGAAAAATTGGGATGATGCATACACGAAAAGCGAAACCGATGATTTATTAGATTCAAAACTCGACGCTTCCACTTATAACCAACATTTCAAAGGTGTTTATGTAACATTGGCGGCTTTGAATGCAGCACACCCAACCGCAAGCGTTGGCGATTATGCCCAAGTAAATGAAGCTGGTTCGACTGATGTTATCAACTACAACTGGGATAATGAAGATAGCGTTTGGGTTGCTGGAGGTGGCACGGGTGGTGCTGCCAATACCGATGCTTTGCCAGAAGGAAGTACAAATTTGTATTTTACAACAGGAAGAGCGTTGACTGCTGCTCCAGCCGAAACAGCGACAACAATAGCCGCAATAAACCACGGAGCAACAGCAAAAACAGTATTGGTAGATGCTGATGAAGTTACAGGGCAAAACAGTGCAACATCCTTCTCTTTGATTAGAACCGTATGGAGTGATGTTTGGACTTATATAAAAAGTAAAGCAGACACTTATTATCAACCTAAAGGCGTTCGAATCACCAACGCAACCACAACCGGAAGTTATGCCATTGATTGGGCAGCAGCCGATGTGTGGGAGTTGACATTAACAGGCGCAACTACACTTACTGATACTAACTTACCAACAGGAACAGCTACGAAAGTAATTGAGTTTTTAATTACAGGGGCTTTTGCTTGGACGCCTCCTGCATATTGGGACGCTTTGCCAAGTTCTCAGGCATACAACGGCGCTGTATGGAATCACGTTGTAATTTCTTGCATAAAAGGAACAGCATCGAGCGAAAGAGTACTTTATTCTAACGAACCTATTTAATATTATGATAGCTATAGAAAAAAACGGGGTGATTGAAATATTCTCAACAATCCCAAATAAATGGAACGGAACAAATGGATATAATTACGAAGATGCCTCGATTCATTATGTGGATGGATTTCGAAACGTGGTAGAGCCGCAATACAACACCACTACACAATACAAAGGTTCGATGATTTACGATGCCATAAACAACGTATTTACCTATCAAGTTATTGATTTTACGGCAGAACAACTTGCTTCTAATTTAACAATAAAAGAAGAAACCGAAGACAAGAATGACCAAGTTGTTTTGACTGACAAAGGTGTTAGGCTTTACGAAAAAACCAAAAACCGCTTAATCCGTAGAAATAAAAAAGGATTGCTCACAAAATTAAGAGCAAAAAAAGTCCGTGAAATATTGCATCCTATTTTTTTGAAATTAAGAACAGGTGATATTGATTTAGCTAATGACACCGCAATATTGATTCCTGTAAATACCAATGCTGATGTTGAAGCGGAATTAGTTTGGTTTAAGTCTGAATTAGCGCAATTATTAACTGATGTAAATAATCTATTGTAATGAAAAGAGCATTGGGATTTATGAATAAGGCTTTGCCAATCACTTATAACACCTACATAGGCGGGGTATCTTCTTATTTTACATCATCTTCTATTTTAGCAGCCTCTTTAGGTATTTCATCATCTAATATTTTAAATTTTACTATAGTTGGAAGTGATATTCAATGCTATGTTAATACTAATTATACAGTTATTACACAAGGATTTGATAAAGCGATTACTTCTGTAAGCCTTACCTATTATCTAGACTTAGACAATAAAATGGTGGGGTTAGGAATAAATGCTTTTTTGAATAACAACCTACTATATAAAATTCAATTAAATGGACTTCAATCTATTTTAAGCGGATGCTTTAGTGGATGTTCTAAATTAAAAACAATTTATTTGCCAGCCCTCACTTCTTCTGATAATAGCTGGTTTTCTAATGATTATGTAAAAAGAACAATTTATGTACCTAATTTATTAGTTTTTGGAACATCGGTAGGTAGTAATGGTGTTTTTACTAATTTAAGAAAAGACAGTGTAATTTATGCCAATACTTATTGTCAAACATCTAATTCTGGAAGTCCTGATGGAGATTTATCCGCATTTACATCAGTCGGTGGTGTTGTGAGATATATTTCAAATACAACCGCACCAAGCAGTATTTCAAATTTAGCTTCAAATGTTATTTATGACACAGCTATTGAATTAACTTTAACACCACCAAGTAGTACAAATGCAATTGATTATTATGAAGTTTACATAAATGATAATTTACATCAAAAAATTTATGCAAGTGGTAGTTATGTTTTGAATTTACAAAGCTCTACAAATTACAATATTTATGTAAAAACAGTAGATATTTATTTCAATAAATCTACAAGCAACTCAATAAATGTAAGCACAAATACTACTGTTAAAGATTATTCTAATATTTTCATCGCTAATTCATTTATAACTAACTCTACAATTATTTCAGCGATTCAAACACTAACTACCTCGTTAGTTTCTGGAGGTATAATGCATAAATTAAAAGCTATTTTTCCAGTAGTTGGCGGTAATGAGTTTTGCCATAAATTAAACTTAAAAAATCCAAACTATGAAGATGATGGGAATACGTTGTTATTTTTTGGAACTTGGACACATTCAGCTAATGGCATGACCCCATCCAGTGCGTATGCTGATACATTTTTTAATTTTTCAACTGAAAATAGTCAAAACAATTTATCGTTAGGATACTATTCAAGAACAAATGTTAGTGGTAATCAAGTTGAAATTGGACTTAACAATCAAGCTTATTTATTATATTCCTTTTCTGGTACAGCTTATAAATCTTTCAATTCTATTGAAGGAATAAGAGGTTCGCTTTTCAGTCCTACAACTGGATTTTTACAAGGGAATAGAACTTCTTCAACTGTTGAAAGGTATCACCATAATAACGTGTTGAAAGATACATTAACAATAAATAGTAAAGCTGTTTTCGGAAACGCTTTACTTGGGTATTACGGTTCAGGTGGTTTTTATTCAACAAAACAATGCGCTTTTGCAAGTTTGGGGCAAGGTCTTACAGATGCGGAGGCTTTGAACTATAATGCTTATGTCGATACATTTCAAACAGCTTTAGGAAGATAAATTTAAAACAAACAAATATGAAAGTAATAACAACAGAAAAAGTGCTTTTGCATAGAATAGTAAAGTAAAAAAAAGGCGGGTGCATAATTATTAGATGCTGGTTGGAGAGAACGAGGCTGCCTTTAAAAACAAAAATAAAAATTATGAGTAGACAAGAATTTATAGATAGGTATTTAGGTAAAGCAATAAGCAAAACATTCACTGTTTTCTTAATAGCTACAGCTGCATTGTTTAGCACTAAGCTAAGTGGTGCTGAATGGACTATAATAGCAACAGCTTATATAGGTTCAACAAAGGTAACTGAAACAATATTAAAACTAAAAGACAAAGTATGAGCTTAAAAGAAACAGTATTTACAATAGGAAAAGTTTTATTGTATTTTTTTAAAGACATCTATGTTATTATAGCTAGTTCTTTTGTGAGTTTTTTAGGTTATTTATTGCCAATTAAAGATATAGTAACGCTGCTTATATTTTTCTTTATAGTAGACGTTATTTTCGGATATTGGAAATCAAAAGTAATAAACAATGATAAGTTTTCTGTAAAAATAATATGGGGACATACTGTTCCTAGGATGCTTGTTTCTATAGTTATAATAATGTGCTCTTTTATGTGGGATGAAGTTTACAAGTTAGAAGTGGTATCAACATATAAGATGATAGGGTGGTTTATATCAGGCGTTGTTCTTTGTTCAATAGTTGATAATTGTTACAAAATAACAAAGTGGTCTATATTAAATAAATTAAGCGATTTATTAACAGAAAAAGTTAAAGATAAAATAGGTTTAGATATTAATGATAAAAAAGAGTAATTATGAAAAAATTAATCGAGATTGCTAACAAAGAAGTTGGAACAAAAGAAATTCCAGCAAATAGTAACAAATCAAAATACGGCAAATGGTTTGGATTTGACGGAGTAGCTTGGTGCGGAATGTTTGTGAGTTGGTGTTATGCGCAAGCTGGTACACCACTGCCTAATATAGGCTTTACAAAAGGGTACGCTGGATGTCAAACAGCCGTAGCTTATTTTGTTAAGAATAAAAAAATTACAAAAACTCCTCAAGAAGGAGATATTGTATTTTTCGATTGGAATGCAGATAAAAGATACGACCATACAGGTATATTTGTTAGATGGGTAAAGCCTAATGAAACATTTGAATCCATAGAAGGTAATACATCTTATGTTAATCAGAGTAATGGAGGAGAAGTAATGTTAAGAACTAGGTCTAACAAAAATGTTTTATTCGTAAACGTAAATCAATAATAATGAAAAAAGAAAACGTAATTCATTTGCTAATATGGACTTTTGCTATAATAGCTGGTTTATTAAACAGTTCTTGCGACGTTATTAAAGCAGCTAATAAAAGTAAATCAGACACTGGTTTTACTGAGTCTATAGATAATCGTACTTACAGAAAAGGAGACACTGTACATTATGAAATACCTGTAGTGCATTATAAAGACACTACAATCAGAAGGACTAATAGACAAGGTACTACAATACAGACTGTTTATGATAATAAAGGAAATATATCATCTATAGATTGCTTTGCTTCTGCTATAGAAGAAATAAGAAAGGAAAATAGGGATTTTAGAGAATCACTAAAAGAAAAAGATTCAAAAAAAGAAAAAGTTGTAAATACTGAAATATATCTATATGCAATAATAGGAATTGTATTTATTTTTATATGCATAATTGCAGCTATATTTATTTACTTTTCAAAGCAAACAAGCAATATAACAAACACGCTTAATAATTTAACAAAATAATAAAATGGCTAAGTCTAAAATAGTTATCACATTCAATTCTATAACAAGTGTAGGTGAATACTTGTCTTTTACAAGTAATTTATCGCCTATTGAAATAAAAGAAACTTTTGCTACTCTTAGAACAGGGCCATACTTAGCTGGTATAGCTCCTCATGTATGGGGTTCAGCTTACGATTATTACTTTGCTTTAGGTTTAGATTACAACAGTAGTGGATTATATAATTTTAGTATAGTTTCAAATGTTGTAACAATAGAAGCTAATCAACCAAACGTTGTTTTTAATGTAGCGCCTGATTTTCTAGCTCCGTCTGTATCATATGTTATAACAAATTCTGTAGAAGCTTTACCTATAACATTTGTATCTATAGACCAAGTAGCGCATGCGGCTAATGTTTGCGATTACATAGAAATGATTGTAGCTACTAATGTGTTAGCTGTTTCTGTAGATACAGGAACTGGGTACTATGCTAATTTAGATAATCCTTTCACTGTTGTTTGGCCTAGAGGCTCGACTGGTTCAATAACTGTTATGGACAGCATGTTAAACGAGTCTTCTGTTAATTTTAAAACGCCTGCTTTTTTAACAGAAGTTAATACTTTTGTAAACATAAATAGTAATCCAAATGGAGCAGATGCTATTATAACAATGTATGATGATTATGCTTTAAGTTTAGAATATTCATTAGATAATGTAACATGGCAAACATCAAACACTTTTCCAAGTCTTGGCACAGGTAGCTATACTGTTTATATTAAAGACCAATTTGGGTGTAATATAAGTAAAGACTTCACTATAACTATATTTCAGCCAATAGTAAATATAGTAGATGCTTTTTCATACATATCGCCAGCTATGTCTATTAGATACAAAAAAGACGAAGCATGGGATTTTGTAGACGTATACAAAAACGATGATAACACACTTAGTTGCGAAGAGTTTACAAATCAAGCATATTCTTATATTCAGAAATTCAAACCTTCAAATTTAGTTACGACTCAATTGCTTTCTAATTACGAAAACATAGAAGTTAATGTTATAAAAGAAGATGGTAGCAAACAATCAATAACTGTTGATACTAAAATTAAATTTTTAGATATAAAAGACAGAAGAGACTCTAGAATATATGGTATATCTATTGGTAAATCAGGAATATACTTTACAAGCGGCAATTTGTATGATTATAATACAGGTGTTATCAATGGAGCATATGCTTTAAACGGAAGTTTACCTGACTACGGTGTTGTTGGAAACTATATAAACATAATAGGTTCTGGATGGTTTCTTATAGAAGATATAATTTACAACGAAGCTATAAACGCAGATGTTTTGGTTGTATCTTATATGCATTCAGGAATAGATACGTCTATAGTGGTTGGTTCTAATTACAATCAAAAGAATTTCAATGTTTATGAATTTGTAGTGGATTTTAGTTTGTACAACAATCAGTTTATCAATATTGAAGTATTACAATCAAGAACAGGTTTTAATGATTACAATTATTTAAGCGAGAGTCTAGAAGTAAAAAGTACGCACGACAATTGTGTTGAATTAATATGGTACAATTTAAAAGATACAACTATTTTTTATAGTACAGGTATTAAAAACATAGGTAATTATGAATTTATATCACTTGAATCAGATAATGATAGCGGTTTAGAAATACATAAAACAACAAACACTTCAATTGTTATAGAAGCTAATAACTATGAATTAAAAAAATTAATAATAGATAGTTTAAGTACAGCTATTATGAATCAGGTTATTCAAGCAGCTTTGCATAAACAGTTTTTTGTTAATAGAATTAAATATATTTCTAACAATGAACCCGAAGTAGAAACAGAAAGGTTTACAAACTTCCACCAAGCCACCCTAAACCTCATCAAAACAGGAACACAGTACACTGCAGAGTACGGAGGCGGTACACACACAAGCACACCATAATACCCAAAACAGCAAATAAAACAGAGGAGCTCCAATCTCAGGTGCTCCTTTTTTCTTTTCCGTACATACGCCACAAAAAGCCACTCAATTCCACTCAATTCAACCAAACTCCACCCAACTCCACTCAAAACCAGCTAAAGCTCTCCTAAAAAGCTCTCCAAGCTCCAACACCCAACTAACAACACCCAACTTCAAAAAATAAGTGCACACACTCCACCTGGACGACAGAAACGTGCTTTTCTGACACAAATAGA